TCGCCAGCGTCCCGCTGTCTCTGTAGGGCTTTGAATCCGTGGAGCGTGAGCGCCACGGCCTCTTTGCGAGAATATCCTGCATCGCGCAGGAAACGCTCGAAATCTCTTTCGGTCGAGATCGACTTGACGTTCGTCACCTTTGCATCGGGGAGCATCGGGAACGTCACTAGGCTGATCTCGAACAGGTCGACTTCCATCAACTTACGAACGCGGCCATCACCCTCGGGGATGGCTTCCATCGTGCGGTAGCCGATAGACATGGAATCAATAGCCCCGGCGCGGAGAAGAGCCATGGCCTCGCGGCCCTTGGAAACTTCCTTGAGGAGACGGCCACGGACAAAAAGACCGCGCTCGTCCTCGTAGATTTCATCCCACACGCCGATAGGCTGGGACATATCATGCTGCCAAAGCATCTTGACCTTGCGAGAGCCAAGAGACTTGCGGAAAGCGCCACGCTCAACAACATCCATGCCCTGATCGACCACACCAAAAACGGAGGCATAGCCCTCGAACACGCCGTCTTGATCTGGCTCCTTTTTGAGGGTGAGGGCAACAGACTTGTGCTGGATGGGTTCCATTGATTTGCTGTCCTCACGATCTACAATATTGTTAGCCCATGACTTGCCGGGATCACCGCCCCACAAAGCCCAGGCTATGCGGCCAGCGGAAGGATAGCCGTCCTCGCCGGGGGAAAAGCCTTCGCCCTGCTTGTCAACCTCATGGCGAGCAAAATAGGAAACCATCCGCTTGATGGTACTAAGTGAGAGGTTGCGGCGGTTCTTGATGTCGCGCGCGCGGGCAACACCGATCTCGGTTCCGCCACGGTTGAACTCGTCACGCCATTCGAGGCCACGGGTGGCTTCCCGTGCCATTGCCTCGTTCGGAGAAAAGCCATCGGCCTTGCCTTCCCAATTGGAAATGCAGACCGCATATCGTTGATCTTCATCGGGAAAATCAGACATAGCCTCTTCGTCGCTCATGCAACGTGAGAGGAATTCGTCTTCCGTTTCTGATGATCCGGGCATCGGCATTGCGGGATTATACCACACTTCAGCTTTTGTTACAACATAGCCTCTAAAGCTTCGTCATCGACAACATATGCAACGGTGCACCGGCAGTTGATGACCTCCTCGGGGTAATCTGCACCGCCATCAGGATCGCCGGGGAATGCAAGTTCTGCATCTCCAACCTTGAACATTCCGTCCATACTGACGGGCGGTTGTTTCCCTGCAATTACATGCGTGGGTCGGGTGCGCTCGTCTTGCGCGGAAATCCACTCGCGCGAAAGTGGTAAGCCGGTCTGCTTTGCGGCTTGGTCGGACCCAAAATTTGCCGCCCCGTGCGTCTCGGTGCGGGCAATCATATTGGCGCGGTATTGTGCAATAGATGGCACCAAATCGAGGATGTAATCCGCAACGCCACGCTGGCCCAAGCCATCGCTATAGCCTTTGGATACCGCACGAACAATCTGACGGCGGGTGGTTTCGGTAACCTCGGTAATGCGGCGGCGGATAGCTTCTTGACTGATGTAACGCAAGGCTAACCGCGTCATTATCTGTGCAAAGGATTCCTTGGCCTCAAGCGGAAACCCGCGTGCCTTGCCTTGATTATAAATGCGATTGCCGAACATGGTGATAGACGCCAATGCCATCTGGCGATAAGTGGCCTCGATGCGGTCATGAAACCCGCGTGGCAATGCCACCTGATTGGTCTGGAGCCAATGCTCCACCATGTCCTTCATCGCGGCTGCAAGCTCGCGCTCTAAGCGGCCACGGAATTGCGTAGTGAGCCGGTCAAGGAGAGCGACTTGGCGGCGATGCTCTCGACGGGCGTTGTTATCTACGAGACGTCGAGCCATCGGCATCCCCGTAAGCGATAGCCTTCATTTCTTCTAGTGTTACCTCGGGCAACGTTTCGCCTGCCATAGTAAGAGGTATGCTTGCACTCGACACAAACAACACATCACCGCCATCGATAGGCCCATACCCTTTCAAGGCGCGGCGTTCGTTGATGGTGAGGTCTTGGCTTTGGTCTGCCATCTGCCACATCGAAAGCCGCTTCTCGGCAATTGCTGGGATGCCATCAACGTCAGGGCGAATGGTGACGCCATAGAGAGCACCAAGCCATGCGTTCCAATCGTGCACGATCATGTCGAGGAGCGGCAGCGCGGTGTCTTCCCAAAACGCAAGACGCGCCTCGGCGTAATTGGCGTATGTGTTATCGCCAGGAATACCAAGGAGTTGAGGCGGGACACCGAAGACAAGAGCCACGTCACGGGCGGATGAGAATTTAGCCTCGATGATTCCCATGTCGGTGGGCGAAAGCCCCATCTGTTGCCAATCAAGCCCGCCCTCTAAGAGCATCGGTCGCCCCGCATTGGTCGAGCCTGAGTATTGCTCCTCGATCTGGGCCTTGAGGCGGTTGAAGTTCTCATCGCTAAGGGTGCCGCCGTCCTTCACCGTAAGAGCGCCGGAGGGTCGAGCGGAGTTCTGAAGCAGGGCTTGCATCCACGCCATGCTTTCGTTGTTCTGGTCGATTGAATAAGCACCCGCCTCGATGGGCGACATGCCATACCAATCGTTGGTCGGGTTGAACAACTTTAGATGCCGCACGTTGCAGTTGAGGGTGCGCGAGTCCATTTCCCATCGGGTGACGTTTTGGCCGACCTTGTAGATATAAGCCGCCGGGATGCCGTTTGTTGAGGGCAAGATCGACATGCGGTCTGGTCGAAGCTGGTACAACTCCTTGACCTCGGAGCCGACCATGAACCGCTCTTCATAGCCGTTGCCCGCGAGCATGAGGAAGGAGACCTTTGCGCGCACGTAGTCGCCATAGGACTGCATCGGATTTGGGCGGCGGAATAGGCTCACAAGCGGGTGCTCGGTGAGTTCGGTTTCGCCTCTGTAAATGCCAAGCTTGACCGATGCGATAGCGTCGGCGATGCGGTTAATAGACTGATAAGCCACGACATTCTTGCCGTAGGCCTCTTTGGCGAAGGTCTCGTAATTGCGCGGCGACCAAACAGGCTGGCCCGGATTAACCACTAAGAGTTGGGATGCTTGGCTCTCCTTGCGGTCCGGTGTATGGCGGCGGAAAATGTCTAACAGTCCCATTATGGGCCTCACAGTGATCTTATTGCGGGAGCGAATTGCGGAACAAACATGTCGTTAATAGCGCTCATTGCAGTGTCTATTGCGTCGTCATGAGCACCATTCGGGAACACTGAAGCTTCAGCCATTAAATCTAACAAATACGGTACGCTGTCATAAACGACAACGTTGCCACTTTCTACTAAAGGCGCAGCGTCGAAAGCTCGAGTCACCTTGTCTTTATTTCTAGACATACCGACAATAGGAATACCTTCGCGACGAAGCTTCTGAATCAGACCAGTGCCACTCACTTTGTCTTCAACTTTGAAGGCTCGCAGCGAACCCGCATTCTGCACCGCAATGTGTTTTTTCCAAAAAGCCCGCGCCATCGTCTCCAGTTCCGGAGCTTCCCACTTACCACGCGCCATATCGATGAGGACTATTTGATTTTCGATCGACATGCCCCAACATTGAAAGACCGTATAATCATTTTGCTCAGCGGTTTTTTGCGCAGTATCAGCAAAAATGCAACGCCATCTTATTGGAGGTAAAGCCGAGACTGTTCGCCACCAGTGGTCTTTAAAGATACCACCTCCCACGGGTGCCGGAGCCTGCATATATTGTCCAGCGAACACATACGAATTAGACGATTCCAGCCTGTTCAACGTTTCATCGGGAAATTGGGATGGCCAAAACGATCCACCACTAGGCGTACGGGCCGGAACACAAACATGGTACCACTCTTCGCCGGATCCGCCGTTTAGCAACCAACCCGATAAATCGTCCTCGTGGAGGCGTTGCATGATAACAATGATTGGGCCATCCGGCTTGTTAAGGCGTGATTGCATCGTGCTCTGATACCAATCAATTACCGATTGGCGTACAATAGACGAATTAGCCTCACCCGCCTTGTGCGGGTCGTCAATGATGATGGCACCGCCGAACGAATCCCGCATCTTGGACGCGCCATACCCAGTAATTGTACCGTCTGCACCCGTTGCATAAACAATACCGCCTGCTGTGGTTCTAAACTCGTCTTTTGCTCTGGAATCGTCCTCTAGTTTAGTCGTTGGAAACAATTCTAAATAACGTTCATGTTGCATTATGGCACGAATGTCATAAGTATTCGCGGCTGCAAGACGTTTGGAGTACGAGGCATGAATGAACTCGGAATCGGGATATACACCCATACTCCAGGCTATAAACGACTTCACGGCTATTTCTGTCTTACCGGATCGCGGAGGCACATTTATGATCAAACGTTTGATGTCGCCCACTACCACCCGTTCTAACGCGTCACAAATCTCTTTTTGGTGCCAGTTTGAATGAAAAGTAGTACAACGACGAGAAGTATACATATAACTGGTGAAGTCCAGCAACCGGTGTGCTGCGGCCAGTTTACGCTCGAACTTAACGTCACTCCTTACCATGTGCTTTTTTCAAAGCGTCAACAACAGCATTCTGAAACGAAACAGTAGACATCGAACCGTCTTCGCTAGACAAGTCCAACGTCTCTTTCCATTTAGCTCGAGTTTTCATCCAAAATATTTGAGCCTGCGTGTCGCCATTGATGGCTTTAGTATACAATGCATTGCCTACGTGGCCATTTGCTTCTTGCACTGCAGTCTGTAGAATTGTACCATACCGCTCGTGAAGATTAGGTACGTCTATATCGCACAATACGGCGATGACGTCCGTACGTGTGCCGATACGGGCATAATATTTGATTTTTTCTTCAATCGCCACTTTGTTGGTTATTGGCCGCTTAGCCATGTATGTATACGCGTCCGTTACAGGTGCACTAAATCTAATTTTAACACAACCAAACCTAAAGCGCCAGATAATGGCTTGATCAAACCCACAAGATTAGTATTGTATAATCGTTATATGTTTATAAATATAATAATCGTCCACCTCGCGTCCACCTCGCGTCCACAGCTTCGAAAACGGATGGACGTAAAACGAAGGCCCGTACGACGGGCCTCTGAGGCCTCCAGATATATATTCGCGTCCACCTGTCCAAAGTTCGACACACGAATCGCCGGTTTCGCCGTCCATATAAAAAACGTTTCTTCTATTTTTCTTCTTCTTTTTATTAATACAAAAAACTTTGGACAGGTGGACGTGGACTATGTTTCACGGCCACGGAGGCCCGTCGTGTCGGGTTTTTTCGCGCGTCCATAGCTTTGACCAGAGTTATGTTTCACGGTGTCTAGCTTTGGACGCAGGTGTATACTTTGGACGTGGGACACTTTATAAGAGTATGCTCTCTGCGCTTTTACACGCCAAGATTGTGTCCAGATTCGCTCTCCAGTTGTGTTTGCTGTCCATTCGTCCGTCCACCTGTGTTAAGAACTTTGGACGGTTCGTTTATGCGGTTGTATGCGACAGGCTGTCGCATTTGTGCTGTTTGTAAATACTTGTGCGCCCTCTCTCCCTGTGGTATAAAGGGACATAAGCAACGGAGGACATCATGAAGTACGAAATCACCAACACCGAGACTCTCGAAAAGACCGTGGTGGAGACCATCGATGCTGTAGCCGCTATCATCGAGATCGAATCCGACGAGATCGAGTGGTCTCTTGAGGAAGAAGGCGTGGTGGAGACCGAGACCCACCGCGTCGTCGAAATCGTCTAAAACACTCACAACACTTAAAACAGGAGGACCTACAATGACCACTGCCAAGAACACCATTCACCACAACATTCTCAAAAAGGCCGAGAAGGCGGGCGTTGAACTCCGCGACATCTCCAATGACGACTGGGGTCGCCGCTTCACTGCTAAGTGGCGGGAGTCCGTGTTCATAGCGTTTGACGTGCAAGAGGCGCTGGCTGCTGCACTTCTGGCCCGTATGGTAAAGCTTGAATATAACGTGAATTTCGTGCAGCGGATCGTGAAAAAGCAGCCGGTAGGATACGAAGCCATGGGGTTGGCGAAGTATGGTGAGTTGCCGACTTTAGCCGACATCGTGGATCGCTTGATGAAGCGGGACGTGGACCAGTCAGCCGTGGCGCTCGTGGGAGCCGCTCCGGAGTCCAGCGACGAGGCCATTTCGAAGCCCGCTCGTTCTCCGCGCCCCGTTCGCCCCGTCTCCGAGACGAAGCCGCTCCGCGATGCCACCGAACCCGACGACGAGGCATCCGAGGAAGAAGAGTCCGACGAGGAAGGACGCCCTTCGTCCAACATCATTAACCCTAAGTATAGGGAATTGTACGCTTCGCGCGGAAATCCTCTGCATTGCGGAGACTGGTTGGCGCTCACCCTAGAAAATCAGTTTACGGGCGGCGATGGTAAGTTTGATCGCGGTTTGTTTGTCGAATTCTTGGAGTTGAACGGTGTCAATACCTCCAAGCCATGGGCAGTGTCCACCACTCAGGGCTGGCAAGGGCGTATGCGCATGACTGCTCGCTCCGCGCTCGAACTTGCAGTCGCCAAGACTGGCGTTCTGGTCATGACGCCCCGCGACAAGCGCTCCGTTCCGGCGGATTTCCTGGACCTTATGCGCCAGAAGCACCAAAACCGGATTGACGACTGATCGAGGTGGGAGTAGGCTGGTCGGCCCGTGTCTAATATCGGGCCGACCAATTTTTACATATAAACGGAGATTAGCACTCATGGAAGCCGAAAGGCCAGCGCTAACCAGCGCTATTGTGGACCAACTACAACGACGGGTGTCGTTGGATTTCATTCGAACTTCCGGAACTTATGCTGTGGAAGCAAATATTCGGTCGAAAGCTCCAGTGTCGGGTTGGAGTCCAAAGGACAACAACCGCGAGCGGTCCGATGCCGTCATTACCAAGGCTGCACAATCCGATTCGATTAACGTTGGCGTCCATTTGTTCGGCGACGTGGTAGACGTGGATGTAGATTCAGACGATCCGATTTTGTTGACTGCACTGGACATGATGCTCCCCGCTTGTGGCCACATTTGGGGTCGAATGTCGAGACCTCGCACCCATCGAGTGTATAAGTTGCAAGCGGCCTACGATTCAGACGAATTCCCCATCATGAATCGCATCAAGAAACATTCGGCGGTTGAATTGCGCGGAGGCGACCAGTCGAGGGGTCAATATTCGCTGTTGCCATCTTCCATTCATCCGTCGGGCGAAGCGTATACTTGGCACGATTTGCATGCGGCGCAAGCTACTTTAACTACCACATCTGCGGGGGCTTTAGTGCGCGCCATCCGCCGCGCAATTGCTGCAGCCCTCATCGCTCGACATTGGACCGAAGGCGTAAGGAACGATCTGACGCTAGCGCTGGCGGGTTTCCTGCACCGCGTGCACTCTCTTCAGCGCGAGGACGATGGTTCGTCTATCGTAATGGATAAGGACGAAGCGCTGGTGTTTTTGCATTCAGTGTTGGACCTCGCGGCGGATGATGAAAAAGACCGCGCAATTCGTATTCGCGCGTTTTCATCGACGTGGGACAAAGCCGACAGCGGAGCCGCAGTGACCGGCATCACTCGCTTTGCCGAGATCACGGGTGACCGCGAGATCGTTCGCATGTTGTACGAGATGTTGTCCGATTCGCCCAATGGCGAAGTGCTGGACCGGTTTTTGGAAAAGTTTGCCATTCGCCGCAATACCACGGATGTGATCGACCTCGATGCACTGGCGACAGGGGCTGTGCGCAATTCAGTAATGTCGCGACAAGCGTTTGTTAACACCAACTCGCATGAACGCATCGACATGGGCGGAAGTCGTAAGCGGATCGTGGACATTTTCTTCGACTTGAGTGCTGTTAAACGCATATCGGCCATCGATATTAACCCAGACGCCCCGTTGATATACAATAAATCAGAAGAATTGATGGCCAATGCCTGGAGTGGTTTCGACGTGAAGCCCTACGAAACGGAGGTGTCCGAATCCGACGTTGCTATTTTTGTGGACTACGTGTACGAGGTGCTGGCGGATTCAGACGATACTCGATATAATTGGATGATGACGTGGATGGCGGACATATTCCAGCGCCCCGCACAGCGTCCCGGAACGGCCATCGTTCTGGTAGGAGATCAAGGCGCGGGCAAGTCAATGTTGGGCTATTCGATATTGATTCCAATAATCGGGTCTAATCATGCTACGGCGACGAATTCGGTGGATAGGATCACAAGGTCGTTCAATTACAATTTCGCCAACAAACTGTTCATCCAGTGCGATGAAGCTATAAACAACCGGCAAAGGGCAACTGCCGCCAAATTGAAATCGCTAGTGACGGATCCGATAATCCACATCGAACCTAAGGGAGTAAACGGTTGGGATCAAACCAATTTGGCGCGGTTTATATTCACGTCGAATGAACAGGACGACGCTTTGTTCATTTCGGATGGTGTGGACGATCGGCGTTATGTGGTGTTTAAGGTGTCGAACAAAAGAGCCAAAGACACCCCGTATTGGGACACGTACCACAAGTGGCTGAGTGACAGAGACAATTTGGCCCGCATACATCGCTTTCTGTTGCAGCATGAATACAAGCCCGAATCCATTCGTCGCGCCGTGATGACCGATGCTAAGGTGCGAATGCTGCAGCAGTCGATGACACAATTCGACGAATGGATGTCTACGTGGATTAGCAACAATCACCCGCTTCCTATGAAATTCCATATGAGGCACTGGCATGCTCACCCCGGCGATGGGCGAACGATAGATCGCTCCGGCTGGCCCGATTATGTGCATTTGCCGTTGCTAGTGGAGGCATACGAGCACCATTGTCGATCGGTTCGCAAAGACCGACCGGAGGTGTGGAGTGAGCAACAGATGAGCCAGCGTCTCGCAGTGGTAGAACAGCCACCGGAGCCTATTACTATCCGGCTGTCTGTAGTGGACATCGACGACAAAACCCAGACACCTATTAAAATGCGCCCGCGCCTTTACCGTGTGCCTTCGTTGCAGTCGGTGTCGGTGTACTTAACATCTAAATATGGGATGCAGTTTACAAACCATGAAAACGAAAAGGAGACGAACCTCGAACCGAAAACCGAATTCTGACGCGCAACGGCCTATTGACCACGACGAACTGACATGCTAATCTAGCTATAGGAGGGATAGACAAAATGAAAGATTCAGTGGCTTATGTTAAGCACGAGGTGCAAGGCGTTGTAGACGCCATCGACAATTTGTGCGATTGGTTAAAGCGCGAAGTGGACACTGCCCTCGCCGATAACGACGTTAAACGAGCATTTGTGGCGTTCGACGCTATGCGCGAGGCCAACGTGGCAATGGACGCCGCGAGGGTGGCTTTTGGCAAGACGTTCGAAAGTTACAACAAGTCCACGATGCCGGAATTTCTGGATAAACTCGGTACAGACATGCTGCGCGTTCCAGAACTGTCGCGCTCGTTTTACACTATTGTTCAACATTCTGCATCCGTGCAGAACAAGGACGCAGCCTTCGATTGGCTGCGTTCAAACGGTGGCGAATCACTTATTCAGCCTACCGTTAATGCTTCCACGTTGAAGTCGTTCTGCAAATCAAAGCTGGAAGAAGAAGGCGTGGAACCGCCCGAGGACGCGATTAAGATTAACACTTATCGCATAATCGGGTCTTCTAAGTACACAGTGAAAAAGGACACATGATAATGGTTGCTAAGGCAAAGACCAAGGAACTCGTTGTGCAGAATACGGACAACGAAGCACTACCCGCCTATCTGGCGAACGTAAAGTCGGTCGGAACGGATAATTTCGACGCATCGGATGTTTCTATTCCGATGGTGAAGCTGCTCCAGGGTTTGTCGGAAGAGTGTAAGAACTTTTCCAACGCTCAGAGTGGCCATTTCTGGCACACCGGAGCCGACATGTCGATGGGGCCGGATTTCCGGTTCGTCATTGCATCGCGCCGCAAGAAGTACCTGCTTATTGCGCCCATCGAAGATGGGCAGGGCGTGCTGGCGCGTTCCGACGATGCAATGACTTGGGATCGCACCGGCTCTTGGGAAATCAAGGTCGACAAGAAGACCAAAGTAACGTGGAGTATCGACAATCTAGACGTGGTGAAGTCGGGACTCACCGAGTGGGGCACTTCCGACCCATCCGACGAGAATTCGACGCCTGCGGCAACGCTTGTCTACGAATACCTTATTCTGTTGCCGGACCATTTGGAGCTTGGACCGGCAGTGATGTCACTGGCCCGCTCTGGAATCAAAAAGGCAAAGAAGGGCCTGAATGACAAGATTCAATTGCACCGAAACAACGGTCGTCCGATTCAGTCGCTGGTGTTTCTTGCAAAGTCGATCGAGGAACAGTCGCCCTCCGGGTCGTACAACAACTGGTCCTTTACATCGGGTGGTTTTGCTCCGGAGCCGGTTTATCGTCAGGCAGTGGACATCTCCAACATGTTGACCAGTTATTCGGTCAAGGGCGAAGAGTCCGTGAACGAAGACGCGGGCCAGAAGACCGATTCGGATACATTCTAGAACCTCCCGGCTCATCTTAGTGCCGATGAGCCGAACTTGGGGCCAGAGAGCGTTCCTCCCTTCGTTCTCTGGCCCCCTTTTTAAGGACACGACATGAAGAGTTTATACGAAAAGGCCGAAATGGCGCTGCGCATGGTGGCCAAAGCCCCAGTGTTGGTGGTGGACACTGAGACGTCGGGTCTTGATTGGAAACGCAACTACGCCGTGGGCTATGTGTTCACGGTCGAAAACGAATCCGTTTACATTCCGGTAAGGCATGGAGGAGGTGGTAATCTGCCCTGTTCGTCGGGCCATGACCACGTAATGAGCACCGCACAGGTGGAAGACGCGTCGTTGGTTCGCAATCACCGTTTCGAGGAAGAGTTAGTTAAAGCGTTCGCCCTGCGAACCGGTCAAACGGTTGGCCATAATTTAAAATTCGATGCGCATTTCATGGCGCAACGTGGCATAATGCTAGGCCGGAACCTGTCTTGCACTCAGAACAATCAGACGTTGGTGGACGAATACACAGCGTCCTATTCGTTGTCTTCGCTGTCTAAGCTGTACAAAATTCAAGCGAAGAAGGACAGCGAGCTTTACGAACATATTGCTCGCCATTTCGGACTGCCGATAGACCGTAATGTTATGGGCCATTATTGGAGACTTCCTGGAACCGACACCGTAGCAGTGGACTATGCCGAGGGAGACGGAATTTCCACGTGGCAGCTTCACATTAAGCAACAAGCGGAACTCGATCGACAAGGCGTATCGTCGTTGGTACGCGAGGTGGAAAACGAGCTTATTTGGACTTTGGTGCGCATCGAACGTCGTGGTATGAAGATCGACGTGGACTATGTGCAGGAATTAAAGCACAATACTGAAGCTCGCGTAGCCGAGGCGTATGCTGGACTCCCGGCCAATTTTAACGTGCGGTCTCCGCAGGACGTGGCTCGCTGGATGACGGACAACGGCCACACCGATTGGCCGGTGACGGAAAAAGGCAACCCATCGTTCACCGAAAAATGGTTAAAACAAAGCGACGCTGGTGCGCGCATTATCCAGATTCGGAAATGGTCCAATTTGTTAAATTCGTTCGTGGAGCCATTGATCGGATCGCACACGTTCAAAGGGCGGGTACACCCGCAGATCAATCAAAACAAAGCCGACGATTTTGGCACTATATCGGGTCGTTTGTCGTGTTCAAGCCCCAACCTACAGCAGGTGCCAAAGCACAATAAGGAACTGGCTAAAGAATTTCGTAAGGCATTCGTAGCCGACGATGGGTTTAATTTCTACGAGGCCGACTATTCGCAGTGTGAACCGCGCTTGTTCGCTCACTATTCGTCAGAACCCGCTTTGGTAGACGGCTACAGTAAGACGCCGTTCAGGGACGTCCACACGGTGGTGGCAGAGTTATTCAGCGCTGACCGAAATACCGTAGCCAAGCGCATGAACATGGGCATGTTTACTGGTATGTACCCTCCTACCTTTGCCCAGCATATGGGCGTGTCGCTCGAGGAGGCAACGAGGCTTTGGAACAAGTGGTTTGAAGGCTTTCCAAAAATTCGTGATTTCCAGAATCAAGCGAGAAAAGTGTTCCTGTCTCGTGGTTATGTGAAGACACTGCTTGGACGTCATTGTCGAATGGACAACAAGCGGTTTGCTTATAAGGCCACTTCCAAGATAATTCAAGGCGGAAACGCCGACATCATGAAGTTCAAAATGGTGGAAGTGGACAAGTGGCTAGAAAGCACACACGATAGAACGCAGTTGTTGATGACTATTCACGACTCGTTTGTGTGGCAAGCAAAAGACGACAAAATTGGAGCCAACGACTCGGCCCATATAGTAGACCTAATGAACAACGTACGATCGGCACCGTTTAATCTTCGCGTGCCGTTTGCTGTAGATTGTGATCACGGCAAAACGTGGTCCGAAGCTTCGTTCGGTTAAAAAGGAGACTAAAATGACTATAGAAATTGATAACATGTTCTTTCGAAGCCCGATCGAAAAGAAAAATTGCGAGGCATTTGCGGAATTTTGCGACCAAAACGACCTTAACAAATTTATTATGTCGGCGTCTACCGCTACTTGGCAATTCGACATGAAATTTGACAACGGGACCGTGGTGTCTTTTTGGCCTCACAAGCTTCGCGCAGTGGATCAAAAAGCATACAAAACTTACGACTTCACCGATTGGAATGAGGCCATGAAACTAGTCATTGCTGTGTCCGAATGAACGAAATAACACTACAACGACTGTTAATAAAAAAGATGGAGCAAATAGGCGGTTATGGCCGCAAGTGGGCCTCCGCTTTTGCAGTAGGTCTGCCGGATTTGGTTTTGATACGCAACGGCAAATCGTTGTACATAGAAATGAAATACATCAAGTCTACGAGCAAGGTGTTTCGTCGCAAAGTGGACTTGACACCTAAACAGACGCTGGAGCTAAATCGCATACGCGATGTCGGAGCAAAAGCAGTGGTGGCGGTGGTGGTAGATTACATGAACGACAAACACTTGTTGGTAATGTCGCCACCGCTACCGCAAGAAGTGCTACACGTAAGCAGCGACATGGTGAACCCCGATGGTAAATCGTGTTCGTCGTGGAAAAACGCGGGTGAATTGTTAGAATACATGACTAAGGAGGACTAAGTGGAAAATGTAACAAAAATCAACAAAGCTCTTCGCGATGCTGGTTGGTTCGCGTATTCAGGTGCTTACACGCTTTTTGATGGGCAATTCGGGTCTACGGGTAAAGGACTACTTGCCGGTGTGTTAGCGACGGCGTTCAAAGATAGTATCAACATCGTAACCACAAATGCTGGCCCTAATTCTGGCCATACGGCTTATTTAGACGGCAAAGAAATCATGACGCAGCAAATACCCGTGGCATCGGTGTTTATGAAGCGCATGGGCTACAATCATTTGTGTTATCTGAATGGCGGTGCGGTAATAGACAAGGACATCTTGCTAACCGAAATCGAAAAGTACGGCGTGCCGGTTCTGGTGGACCCTCATGCGGCGCTTATCACCGACGATGCCAAAGCCGTTAAATTGTCGCATATTGCATCCACCGGCAAAGGCGTTGGCCCTGCAATGGCGAACAAACTGTTGCGCGACAAAAGCGCCGTAGTGGAATCGGCTTTCGATTGCATAAACGGTCGTTTCGGTGTCAAATCCATTTCCCTAGCCGACAAAATTCGAATGGGCAATACCGTGTTCATTGAAACGGCCCAGGGTTTTTCCCTTGGCATCAATTCCGGTTTTTACCCGTATTGCACTAGCCGCGAATGCAGCGTTAGTCAAGCGCTCGCCGATGCTCGAATTCCTCCTCAATATCAAGTAAAGTCTATAGTGTCTCTGCGCACCTATCCGATTCGCGTTGGTAACACACCCGATGGTTATTCTGGTGGTTGGTATTCCGACCAAAAAGAATTGTCGTGGGAAAAGGTGGGCCAAAAGCCGGAATTAACCACGGTAACAAAGCGCGTTCGTCGCATCGCCACTTTCTCCATGGAACAATTAAAGCAGTGTTTGGTAGTAAACAGGCCCGATGCTGTATTTTTGAATTTTTGTAATTATTTGAATGAAGACGACTTGCGTCAATTGGTTAACGACATAACGCAAGAGTATACATACATAATGAGGCGAAACATGGACGCGCTGTTGTTGGGCTTTGGCCCGAACACAGAAGACGTACGTCTGGCAACGTTTGACCAGTACGGGTTAGCGTCATGGTGAAGCGTATGGTAGTCAACGTGCCAGATTCTATAAAGGAATACGAACCGGAACTACGGTTCTTCATCGACACCATGGTGCAAAAACTTAACATAAACAGGCACAAGGGTTTTTGCGAACAATCCACTGTCGGGGAATTGGTGAATCTAACGCGCCAAGAATTAGACGAAATGCACGAAGCACACACTCAAGAAAGCCAGTTTAATTTCTTTCTCGAGTGTGTCGACGTGTCCAACATGGCATGGTTATCTGGACTGAAAGCAATGCGTATGACTAGAGACGAATGGGAGGACCGATAATGGGCGCTTATTTAAACGACGACCTAGATGCTACGATGGTTAGCCATCTACGCCGCATTCGTTGTGTGCCGCGCTGGGTTATAGTACCGACCATCAATAAGCAAAACGTGGCGGAGCATTCGTTCCACGTGGCATGGTTGATGGCATGGCTGTGTAATCGTTTCAAGGTGCCGGTAACGTCCAAGCGGTTAATAATGGCATTGTGTCATGATGCATCGGAAGCCATAACGGGAGATGTACCAACACCCGCCAAAACCCGTAAACCCGTGCCGAAGTCCAACGATCTTTCGTACAACATAGACAAGCTGTTGTTGAAGACTGCAGATTCGTTGGAAGCCCTGCTGTTCATAAAGGAAGAAATGGATATGGGCAACAGCGCGTTGCTAGACATATACGTAGACATCGTGGAGCGTGGCAGCGTTTGGTCGGACGCACTGCGAATGAACATATTCGAAAGCGACCGCCGCCGAAAGGTGTCGTCTATGCCTGGATTTGAGCAGTTGTTCGATGAACTGTACGCGGTGTGCAAGCTGGCTCGTCATCCAGCTTTGGAGAAGTAACATGAAGGATCCGCATTGGCTGCTTGATTGTAAACCGCGCGAGGTGCAAATAGAGGCACTGCGTCGGTCGTACCAAGGCAGGATAAAACTACTGTCTGCCAATGCGGATCCGGTTAATTTTAAATTGCCGCATTACGGACATCCAGTATCCGGTTGGGGTCATTTTATGGAAATGAGGCTTGGTAAAACCGCCACCGCACTGAACGAATTCATGTTATACAAGCGTGATTTTGGTGTTAGCAGGATGTTGGTGGTTTGTCCGAACGCTTTCAAACGTGGTTGGACCACGGAAGCATCGACTTTCGGTCTAGATGTGCCCACTCATGTGTTGGAATCCAACAACCGCGCAGAAGCAGAAAAGTTCGTAACCAAAAACCCAGAAGGAATGCTTGTTGTAAATTACGAAGCGTTGGTGCAACACACTACCTGCGACTTGCTATACGAATGGATTAAGGGCAACCCGTGCTACATAACCGCCGACGAGAGCGTGAAAATTAAAAACCCGCGTTCGGTCACTTTCACTAATTTGGTAACCCTCACTAAAAACGCAGCAGTTACCCGAGCACTAACCGGATTGCCGTCTCCGCAAAGTGTTGCCGATTTGTGGTCGCAATTGCGCTTTGCTCGCAAGCTAGAAGGCGTAAACTATTACGCGTTTCGCGCCAAGTTCGCCAAAATGGGCGGGTATATGATGAAGAAAGTGGTAGGTATTAAAAACGAAGACGAATTGCAAAAATTAATCAACAATTCGTCGTTCGTAGCGTCCAGAAAAGACTGGGGTGAATTTATAGAAAGCGACTACGACATCATAGACATAGGTATGAGCAACAAACAAACCGCTTATTATAAGTCTATGGAAAAAGATTTCGTAGTGTGGCTAGACAACGGCGGAGTTGTGCAAGCAGACCAAGCGCTGTCTAAGTATATGAAATTACAGCAGATATCGAGTGGCTTCGTGCTCGACGATTTTGCGAAGCCCGTGGAATTAGAACCGTTCGAAGGTACACTGAAATTTAAACACCTTAAAGACGCGCTGAGCGAATACATCAACGGTAAGACGATAATCGTTGCCAAATACCGGCATACGGTCGACATGCTAACCAAACACCTTAGCGAATTCCACCCTGCTGTGATTCGGGGCCAGGATGACATGAAGGATGCCGGTCTGGAGGTAGAGAGCGAAAAGAAACGCTTCAACAACGATCCGTCGTGCCGAGTGCTAATCGGTCAAGTGTCGGCTATCAAGTACGGGCATACGCTTACCGGCAACGACACGGACCCGTGCTCTACCGTCGTGTTTTATGAGAATTCCTATAGCTTGGACGATCGAGCACAGGCGGAACAGCGCCCACAGTCTTTCGCCCAGCGCCACGGCACGTTGGTTATCGACTATACGTCCACCAGCATCGAGCGGGCAATTATCAAGGCGCTCCAGTCGAAAAAGAAAGTGTCCGACGTGATCCTCGGACACTACAAAAAATAGCCGCATGATATGCGACAAACTGTCACATACAACACACTTGTGCAGTCTCTCTCCCTGTGTTATAAAGGGGTATAGATAGGAGACCAACCAATGAACCGCACCAAGATCATCGAAGCAAGCGCAGTAGACATCGACGGCAACGGCTTCTACAGCGTCGTCGCCGAGGCCAAGGACGGCCAGCGTTTCATCCTCGGCAACTACGGTCACCGCGACGCCGACCGCGTCGCCCGCCTTGCCGCCAAGGTTCAGGCCGGTGGTTCAATCAACGCCGACCTCTGGATCGATCATTATCCGCGCTACGGCTCCGAGGCCTACGAGTTCGAAGCCCGCGAGGCTTCCTTCTACGCCGAGGGCATCCGTTTCGGCTCGGTCACCGAGTCCGACGCTCCCACCAACGTCCGCACGTTGCTGTGAGGGGCTTCGGCCCCTCCCCTTCCCCCTTCAAGGAGCTACACCAATGTTTCAGATCATAGAGAGCGGTTTGTTAAAAGACCATCGGGAATCGACAGACGATTACGACATGTGTCAACCGAAGACGATGGTATACGTGCTGGAGACCGAATCGCCCACGCTGTCGGACGACGACATGCAACACGTGTATCGCTATTTCCGTCTTAGCTGCCATTGCGCCTATGACTGCTGCGGTCATCGCAATGGCGGTGTAAGCACAATCAACAAGATGTACGACAACCAGTACATCGTCACCGTAACTTCTGCCCTTAATTTCTGAGGAAAAGTCCATGGTCGCCATAACCAATAACACCTCCCTAAACGATCCCGCCTTCCGCATTCACCCGATTTCATGGAACGAGAAGCACGGGCGCAACAGCCGCGCCGATGGAGTGGCTCAGTGCCTTATTGCCTCGCTTATCAAAGGCCACCCCTTCTCACCCTACGGCAAGCTTCTCAACGAAGTCTGCTTCGAGCAAATTCGCCGCGCCGACAAGTGGGAAACAAGGGGCTGATCATGTATACTAATGACTTGAAACTCGGCACGCGCGTGAAACTGGCCCTTGGTTGGGAAGCCGTGATATGCGACAACAAGAAAGGTACCACTCGTATGGCCAAGGTGGAGGGCGTCGTTACCGAAATCGGCAGTGTGTACGCACACGACATCATGGAATATTGGGACGGTTCCAAGTTTGCTCCGGTGATTCATACTGCTAATCAGGTACGCCTGCGCGATTTTTTGACAATGGTTGAGTAGATCATGGTTGCTCGTTATACAAACCCTATGAATTTGATACGCAAAAAAGTGCAGACCGGCCATATTGCGTTTTACGAAGACATTGGGTTAGTTCGAGCGTTGAAAGTGTGCGGCAAGACTATTTGCAGAACGGCGCGCATAGAGTCCGTGATCGAAAGATCGCCTACCAAGTACGTCGGAAAGACGGACGGCAAAAATTACGAGATTGACTGGCTGGCAGATGGCACTTGGTCGGTATGGTGGCAGGACACTTGGGAATACCCAAAAGTGTTTGGTACCCTGGAACAGTCACTAATAGCCATGCATGAATGGCAAAGATAACTTCACAGATGGCCGCTTTGGGTTTAAGATCGTAGTTAGTCCTGCGGTCTTACCCTCCTGAGGTCGATGTGGACGAGGCCACAGAATAGGGGAATGGTTCGCCCCGTTCTGTGGCCGACCAACAAGAGAGGGAAAAATGTCTTATAGTTTTGGATACACACCATATTGGAATTTAACGGTTAATGAGCTTTTAAACAAAGCCCATACCCTTGTGCACGCAGAAAAGCCACTGCAGAACGAACTTGCGCGCAGACTTGACGTTATTATATACGAACTGGAAGAGGCTCGCGCGCAACTTATAACCGTGGAAGACGAGATGCGCGAATTGCGCAGCACTGGTGTACCGTCTAACTGTTCGCATTGTGGTGAAGCTTTTGTAGACGATTGAAATCAAACATCAAGGAGGGAAATTGACATGGGTTTCGAAAATTCCGGCATGAAGTCGGATTCTGTGAGGGCTGCAGGTCAGTTCTACATTGCCAAGGGTAAAAGCGCACACTACTTTCCAACCCTCAAACCTAAGACCAGAGAGGACTCCCCCAAACCTAAGCTCTCTCTGGTCGAGTGGTTTATTGTAGGGCCGATTGTTGTCGGCCTTGGATTCATGGCCGGGATCATGTGGCCGTGACATATATCCTCGCATTCCTCATCGTTAGCTGCGTTGTGTTTGTTCTTGCCATCGCGTTTCTGATCGTAGGAGGCAGGGCATCATGAGCACATTTCTCGCGGGAATCTTGTTCGGCTTTTTGCTGGCTGGCAGCGTGGCCGTGATCTTCATTACGAGCAAGCGCAAGCCAAAGCCGCATCGCGAACCAATCGAGTGGGTGCCTGAGTTCCATGAACCGCAGCCACTCGTCATCACACGCATTCTTGTCAATCGCAGGAGCATCGAACTATGAGCATCGCCGCCGTCACAGAAGCCATCGACAACTTCGCCGCCAACGACACCGTCTTGTTCGAAACCTTGCTGAGCCACCTTGACCGTGAGCTTGCCGAGATCGAAGCCGAGCGGGCCAAATTCAACGCATTCCTCGATGCCCGCCGCGAGAAGATCGCCGACCGCAAGGTGGCGATTAGCAACGAGTTCGAGCAGCGTGCGCTCGACATCATGGCGATTCTGAACGGTAAGGCGTGATGACTGACATCACCATTCCGGACGAGGCGCTGGAGGCGGGGGCAAGGGCTATTGAGAAAAGCCTGAAGACCGCACGCATCACGCTCGAAAGCGAAGACGGCTACAAGCCAGAGGCCCGCGCCGCTTTTCTCGCCATGCTGGAGGCGTGGGAGGGGATGCAACATGACAACTACGTCATCGTCCTCCCCCTGCCGCAGGAGGCCAGCGATGGAAAGTGACGACATGTCGACTAGCTGGGACGAATACTATATGAACTTTGCTAAATTGGCAGCGACAAAAAGCAAGGATTCTACAAAAGTGGGGGCGGTTTTAGTAGGTCCCGACGGCGAGATTCGGCTAACTGCCTACAATGGCCCTCCGAGAGGTGTACTAGACAAACCAGAACGGTTTGAACGACCGGCCAAATATTTGTTCGCGTCCCATGCAGAGTCGAATTTGGTGGCGTTTGCTGCCAGAGAAGGCATCAGAACGTCCGCTTGCATAGTATACGTAACGCACATGCCGTGTTCTGCTTGTGCTCGAGCTTTAATACAATCTGGTGTGCAACAAATATGTTTTGGTGGCGGTAAGACGTCAATGCCTAAAGAAGAATTTGATGCCGCGTATGATATGTTAATGGAAGCCAGTGTTTATATTTACAACTATGACGAGGGTCTCGATGGCTGAAGGTAGGAAAGACGACGACGACAAACTACCGTACCATCTGTTGCCTCCAGAATTGTTAGGAGCCACTGCTAATGTCTTAAAATTTGGGGTCAGGAAATACGGTGAGCGTAATTGGGAAAAAGGGATGGCATGGAGCCGTCCCTTTGCTGCTTTGATGCGCCATATGTGGGCGTGGTGGAATGGGGAAAAGGCAGACCCGGAGACCGGCATGAGTCATCTATGGCACGCGTCGTGCTGTATAGCGTTTCTGATAGCCTACGAAGAGCGAAAGAAAGGGCTAGACGACCGGCCATCGGCTGGTACAGCTACTGATATAGCTACCGGCAGCGCTTCCGCGCCGGGTCCCACTCTCCGCCCCGGCGAACGCAATCTTGAAATGCCTTCTCCTGTTCCGGTGTCATGCGTTTGGCCAGATATGGAAGAGTAGCCTTGAACACAACCGCAACAAGACCCGCCCAGAAGCTAGGCCGTTGGGCAACGAGGTAGCCGCCAGCGCCGATCCCGATCAACAGGACAGCGATGGCGGCAATCTCTAGCCAAGTCATGCCTTGGGCTGGTTTGGCACCATATAGGTGACTACCGCCGTGAGCACCGCGCCGAGCACGGCAGAGACGGCATCAATCAGCGTGGGGCTTGCCCAGCCTGTCGAGATGCCAAAGATGCCGACGAGGGCAATAAGGCTGGTGATGAAGGCGGCAACGGCTTTGTGTGCGGTCATGTTCATTTCTTAGCTCCTTTGTTGGTGCCTGGGTGTGTAGCCCATGGCAGTTGAAAATGCGGCCCGTCCTTGAACTTCCAATCACCGCCCCATTCGAGCGGCACTTTCTCGGCCTTTGCTGCGGCCTTCATGGCCTTGGCAATTTTATCGTATAAAGGCCAGTCCCAGCGAACTTGCCCGTGCACGGTGGCTGCTACGTCGGTGGCGTGGGCATATCCATTGGCGGCAGGGATGTGACGCGAGCGGAGCGTCTTGCTAGCCCCTTTCGCCTTGAGAACCTTCTGCTCTTCAAGCGTCCGCGTGCCACAAGTGACAATGAAACCCGTCTCGGGGTCTTTCCAATCTGAAGCGCAGCGGCGTACAACTCTAACGAGATCAGGGTGAACCCCTCGCAACCTAGATTCAGAGGCGGTGTTAAGTTTCATTTCCGCAATGCCTCTTCTATAGAATCGAGCTTGTTCATAATCGCGCGTGTCGTTTCTCGGATTTCCTTTATCTCTCGGTCATGTGAAACCCGAGAAGTCATGCTTTCGGACTGAAGAACCGCAATGGCCGTTTCATGTTTCTGCTGCTGTCTATAGATCACCCAAACGAAAGCAGCCACCGGGGCAATGATCCATTGCATAATTGCGTTCAAGATCCGAAATGCCTCGTTGTCCATCTCACGCCTTCCAGATAAATCCGTCGAGAAGGAAATCTAACACAATTCCGCTTTCATCCAAAAGCATGTCGATTGCAGATCGAGGTTGCCTTGCAAGCGTTAAACTTCCAAGCCCAAGCGGAGAAGAAATCGCAACCGTTCCATCTGCGATTATTGCAGAAAGAGAAATAGCGCCAGACATTACCAAAGACAGGCTTTGCGTGGCCTGTTCTTGTACCATGTCCAAGCTAATTGTTTGAGCCGGATTATTAACGGCAATCGAAACCGTCATGTCGTAATGTCCTCGCGCACTATGATCTTGAAGGTCTCAGTACTTTCGACGCTACCGCTAGTGAACTGAATATCACAATACATCACGGAATCGTCATCGTCCGAGATCGGCCAGACGGCGGTATTCGTCGCCGTTTGAGACAATGTGAATTGCCCAAGCGATGCGTTCGTTATGGAGACCGTCAAGGCTTGAGAAAAGCCACCATTCCGAACCGTTGCGGCCATCGTATAGCCTACGAGATTGAACGCCGCAGCGGCAGCCGTAAGCCGCTGGCATGTCATGGAGAGAGTATCGCCGCGCTTGAAGTTGATTGATTTGGTAATCGGGGTCATATCATTTTCCTATCAAGCGAGGGATGCGTATTCGCGGCGGCGGAACAGATAGACTTTACCGGCGTTAAGATTCAGAAGTGAACCAAGCTGAGCACGAGCCTTGAGAATTTTTTGCGCGGTAGTGTAATATCTTGTTGAAGATGGTCCGACGCAGGCTGTCGCTGTCGGTGTGTCGGTAGTTTCGTTCCATGTAGAGGTACTTGTCGTATAATATCCACCACTGTTGCGGGCAAAATGTGCGTTTTTGACTAAACGAGGAAACAAAATCTCAACGTCAAAGCTAGAAAGATCACCTGCTGTTGACATAACGCCAAATGTTGAAACGCTATCCCAAGTTGCCAATGTCTCTCCATATAGCTGTACACGGCCACCACCATTGCCCGAAGACGCAGAGAGGCCGATAGCGATAATGCGATACTCCCAGCCATCTTCAAAGTTTGGAGTTTCTACCGAAGTACGTGTCCCGCTAACGGCAAAGTCCCACAACAAACCACGTGCCGCATCTCCATTCGAAACCTTGTCGTAGGCTTGCCAACCAGAGAACAAGACAGGCGAACCCGACGATTGTTCTGCAATCGAAATCGGGTTGTCGCGCAATGCTGTAACGGTAGTGCTTGCCGGAATGCCACCAACAGCAACAGCCTCATTTACAATCGTTGTCCATGTAGTCATCAGAGCCACCTATAGGGTTGTGGAGTTCCACTTGAATCTTTGCCATCATTTTCAAGCCAGCGATAAGGTTGTGGGTTGCCGCCAGCATCATTTCCGCTGCTATCAAGCCAAGACCACAATGTGCCACCCTTCTCGTTGTCTTCCGCCGTGAAGCGATATGTCAGGCCGTTGCGAGCGACTTCCGCAGAAGTGATCAGCCATTCTCCGTCGCGCGGTGCACCCGTGAAATCGACATCGAGGTAGTGCCTGATCGTGACAACCGAACCCGTCCATATGTTCTCGGCATCTTTCGCAGACAAATCAAACTGAATCTCTTTCCGCACATCGGAGAAGCGGTCAAGATAAGTCTGGCTCAGGCTATTGGCGATTGCCTGAGTGCTAATGAACCGACAAAACAATTCCCGAATTTGAGGCTCACCGCCATATTGGATTTGCTTGTTCACATCAATGAAGACGGACACACGGGTATAATTTGTCTTGTCTGTGACGCTTTGAACCGGAGTGCGTTGCAAGTAATAGACATGCGCTTGAGAAGCCCGTTCTTCCGGCTTCTCTTTTATTACGAATGATCCGGCAACTATAGCGTCTTCGTCTGTGAGCAAGGTCGGTGAAGGTTCCGGCTTTACAGCCTTCATAATGATTTGCTGATTGCGCTCATCCCACCAAACATTGGCAACGGCCTGAAGGCATACCTCGCCAGCCAGGTTATCAATCTGTGTTGGCTCTGCAATCCATGCCGTGAAATCGTAGCTCGGCCTATAAGTGGTCTTCTCGGTCGCCCATGCGGCGGCGTCAATGTAGCGTGCGGGAATGCCTCCCCAATTCACAAAGAGATCGTAAAGGATTTCATTATATGGCCGCGCGTTGTAGTAGATAACCCGCTGCACACGGTCGTTAGCCTTGTGCTCTGCGGCTGTCGTTCCGGCGGCACCACGTGTCAGGCTCGAAAACACTAGATTGCTGCCAGATAGTACAACACTGGTATATGAAATGATCTCCGAGTTGATGCGAACATATCCGGCTGCTTCGTAATCAGCCAACACCGCGCCAGCAACCGTGAAGGTTGTCCCGCCAACAAGGAGTACAGCAGCCAACTCTCCACGGCTCAAATATGGTGCCGTCTGGTTGGTGTCAGTGATCTTGCGAAGGATGTCCTTCGAGGTGATCGACACGCCGTCCTTGCCACGATCGATCTTCTCGATGACATATTCTCGCTTGGTCATCGCGCTCAACGGTTGCCCGATCAAGCCTTCATAAATGTTGATCGTATAACCGACATGGAATGGATTACGTGCAAGCCACTTTGACCAGAACGACCCAATTTTATCCGGCACATAAGAGCGAGTTGAGACATACGGATCAGTATCAACGTCATTCCACGGAAAGTCTTTGATGTTGACTTGGCAAACGGCTCGATAGCCGAGCGGGCTTTTATCCTTCGAACCAGACGCGACATTTAGCACGGTTGGTGCGGTGTTATAACCAGCCAACGCAGGGATAGCCAATGCGGGTTGATAGTATATATCAATCAAGAATGGCTGATCGGCTTCCGTTGTGAGAATGTTCCCGTTCTCGGCCAGTAGGTTTATGTTGTTGTCTTGCCAATCATAAACCGCATCTTGAACAAAGCGGAGATTGATTGATTGAGACAGATCGAGCGCAGAGCGATACTTGCACGTTGCGTCCGTATTCCAACACGCATCACCAGTGCCTAGACAAGGCGAAATTCCAAACACCCGCGAGCATAGCGGCTGAATGATTTCGACGATCTCAATCGGCCTGGCGGCGAA